TCAGATACATCAACAAGATGAGCCATCCTCTGCTCCCATTCGGATAGCAGTTTGACACCATCTCCTCCCAATTCATTAGCAACCTCATCAGGTATGGGAACTAACTCTCCATATTTTCCTTCTTTGATGAGTTCTTTTGTTGTGGGATCAATCAAAGCAGGTTCAATTACCTCTCTTGGGCGCTCCATAGCGTCCCTAAAGGTAGTCTCTAGTTTAGATGAGGCTATTCCGGTATCCTTTGCCCGTCGTTCAAAGAACTTTCTCAAGGAAGGTAATGCTTCAGCAGTCTCTCTTTCAAATCCTTTGAGTATTTCATCGGCTTGGCCCGCCGTTCCTTTAACTCTCCTTCCTTCACCCATAGGAATATTAAACATTCTGGCAAGGTCAGGCAATCCTACGTCTGCTTTACCAAATTTCTTTTCTGCTATCTTAGTTCCTACTTTCTTGAGAACTTCTGTAGCGCCAGTTACTTCTCCAGTCTGTTTTATTCCTCGACCCAATGAGCGAACAGCACCTGCTCCTACATAAGTGAGAGGATCAGTAGCCACATCTCCAGCAAACCCAAGGATACCTTTTGTTATAGGATTTAGATTCTCAGGAAGAAAGTCCTGAGTTCTTACCTCATCTTCTCCCATCCAACCAGCCTTGAATCCTTCAAACAATCCTTCATTTGGGGTCAAGTCTACACCACCTAGCGCAGTATATATATCACTGCCTAGTTTACTTTCCCTCGCTCCTACCTTTAAAGCCTGTGAAGGACGCTCAATCAAAGCAAGATAATCTAATATACCTTTCTCGTCACTACCTCTTTCTGGTATTTTAGTATCGTACTTTTTCTTAAGGTTACTCAGTAGAAGTCTTTGCTGTTCTACCTTGGGGCGTTGAAGGAATGAGTCGGGTACTTGAGCGGTAAACTCTTTACCACGGAAATCAAACTTAATATCAGGCATTAGTCCTTAATTACTATTTCATCCTCTGTCATTACAGCAGTACCATCCAACCCTTGCAACATTTGAGCGGCCATAGCCTGTAGGTCTGCGTCAGATTTAACTTCAAACCCTGAGTACAATTCAGGAACCTTAACAAGACCTGCTTTAATAAAGTAAGCAAGTTGATTGATAGCGTTCTGCTGATCTCCAGCATCATACGCCTGTTTAAGTTCCATTATCATCAGTTGGTCTTTGCTATACCTATCAGTTAATTTAGGCTGACCACGCATATAATCTGCGGCGGCTTCAGCCTGAGTCTTTTCAATCTGAAGTTGATGACCGCTTATCTCTGATGCGTATGCAGGATCACCACCTGCCCTAATGATTCTATCATATATAACCTTAGAGTCATCAGGTAGAGTGCCATCTTTGTTTTTAATGGATTCAATAATCTTAGCCTGACGAACATCATTCTTTTGTAATGCGTCTGCTTTAAGAAACTCTAAAGCACTTTTAGTATAAGTATCTTTTGCTCTAGGGTTATGAGCCTTTAGGATAGCGCCCTGCATCAAAACCTTTTTAAGAGCCTTACTGCTTCTTGCTTGTTCTTGCTGTAAGAATTCAAGCCTAGACTGTAGGTTATTAGGTGGAGTCCAGTCATCAGCGATAGGAGAGCGACCTCTAATCAAGTCCATTCTAGGATCAATACCTTGACCACCTGTAATAACCTGCGGTTCTTCTGCATCAGGCGCAAACATCTCATACCCAAGCAACCCTAATGTACCTGCCGCCGTTCCTGTTCTCCAAGGGCTAACTGGTACATCCTTTGTTGCAACATCAGCGTAAGGACTTCTTTTTGAATACCCGCCTTTTTTAAGTAATCTTGGAATATATGGAGCCAACCTAGACGCTCCAAGTCCTAACAAACCTAGTGGACCCATTATGACATCCTCATTAGTGATGGGAGAGAAGCCCAAGTTTTATTACCGCCGCCCACTGCCGTTCCATATGGTGTAGGTGGAGGACCGCCCTGCATACCTGCTACAAGGTTAGCCAAGAACATAGCATCAAGGAATCCGTATTCATCTTCTTCTGGTTTTTTAGCAACAAATGTATCTTTGCCCATTCCTGCATGATGCCTTGCGCCAACGCCTCTGCCTCTTAGGTCTGCTAAAAGTTCTGGACTAAACGTTCCTCTTCGTTGGTTAGCCTGTCTTCGTTCTGCTAAAAGGGCTTGACTAAAAGGTGAAACTTTAGCCTTCATTCCCATATGAGGTTTACCTGCATTACCTGTTCTATGATTAAATTCTACAGATAGTCGCCTTTTCCTTCTTTCTTCATCTGTCAAAGGTTTTCCAAGAATTAAGTCTCCAAGAGTAAAATCATATCCTTGATTAACAGATTGTGGATAGTGAGTTTCTTCTAAAGAAAATTGATTTGGTATATCCCACCATTGATTAGCCATATTATTCTCCTACGTTATTCCTAGTAAGCCCATAAGAGGACCACCTGCGGCTAAACCTACACCACCAGCCAAAGCACTAACAAGAGGACTAGGGCCAGCAGGACCGGTAGCAGTAACATTACTGCCGAAATCACCAGAGATGGCGGCAAGGTAGTTCTGCAATCCGATACTCGGAAGTTGTGATTCATAGGCGTATCTATCCATAGCACTCTGAATTCCTCGTTGTTCCATAGCCTGACGCTGTTGACCAACCTTATCCATTGCGGCAATATTAGACAGCGGAGCAGACATAATATTGGGATACTGCCCTAAGTAACCTGTTCCAATACCTGCACCTGTGGCTCCCTGCCCAATACCAAACTGCTGTGCGCCAAGACCCATCTGTGCCGCACCCATTCTACGGCCCTGTGCTTGGTTGTACGCATCAAACATAGCCTTTCCAAGGTTATCTGTAACTCTCTGGTTTGCGGCGGCTACAGCGTTAGCCTGTACAATGTCGCCTCTCGTACTCCCTCCCGGCTGGTACTGGACGATCTGTGATCTAATACCCGGTAGTATCTCTCCGGTCAACTGGCCCATAGCCTCGCTCCTGTAAGCGTCTGCGAGAGGATCAAATACTGACGTATCTACCTCTCCACTTAACATTCCTGCATACTGAGCATCAGTGAATGGTGTAAGTCCTGCATATCCGGCTCCAGACATTGGGCTTCGCATAGCCGTACCGTAGTCCATTAAGTCTCTACCGTACTGTAATCCACCTAACTGTGTAGTTTCTGCTCCTGCCTGTAGGTTGGCAGGACGTGGACCTGTCGCATATGTAAGTGCAGAGGTCTGCGCTTCAAGTGAGGCAGGATCAAATGGAGCAATTCTGGTTCCAGAGTAATAACTCGGAGTCATCTTACCTGTAGAATACAGGTCTTCCGCTCTAGCAAATCCTGTCTTTAGATAGTCTTTCTGAGCGTCCCACGGTTCTGTCCGTGTGGTTTGTGTTTGGCTTCCTCCTGACATATATTACTCCTTCATTAATTCGACACCGACAAGGATTGGAGCGCTACTTGTAATCCCTTCGGGAAAATATGGATAGTAATCATAAGCGTCCCTATCCTCTCTGTATCCTGACCGCTCCCACATACCATCGTGAGGGCTATATGTGTATCTAGGATACACATATTTATATCCTTCAACATCTGGCATAGGAAGTCCTGCTCCTATAGTTTCCGGGCCACCGGGTTCTTTAGTAGAAATAAAGTCAGTTGACCAAGCAGGTAGTTTGTCTGGTGTAGAACCTGTAATTCCAGTTGATCCTGTGTAACTTAAGAATCCGGGCAAACCTTCTAGTCCAGTTCTTGCTCCTGCGCCTGTACTCCAAGGGCTATAGTCTACTTGCAATAGGCCGGGAGCCAAAGGCTGTGATATTGGTATAGGTGTTCTTACTGCCATTTGCTTTTAATATCCTTTGTTATTACTGAGTATTCGTTATCCCATTTTAATTTTCTTGCAAGACCTTTTCTTGTCCAAGCCTCTATAGCAGAGCATCTGTGTCTTACACCAAATCCTTCAATGACTTCTATAAAATCTTTCCAATACTCGTAGTCGTGACCGCTTTTGGTAGCAAAGGTAATTATCCTTAAGACTCGTTTCCTTGGGTATGTAATGATTTCTGTAACGCCAGCGCAGAATATCTCTCCGTCTTTCATTCCTACCCATAAGGTTTGGCTTTCGTCAAAGACTTTTTGCAGTACATCTTCTGAGAACAATTCTCCTTCAGCGTGAGCCAGAGCCTTATCTATTAACGGCTGTACTTCATGCCATACATACTCCACATCATCTGAGTTTACAATGAGAAGTGTAGGTTTGTCTTTGTCAACAGGTCTGTGAACAGATGTTAGAACTTTGTCCATGATGTTCCGTTGTATAAATACACGCCTTCTCCGCTACCGGGATTCCAATCAGTACCATCAGCATACCTAATGTCACCAACTCTAGGACGCTGTGGTTCCTCATGTATACGCTCAAGCCTAAACGTAGCCTGATTATACAGTATTCCTCCAAGTCGTTTCAACTCGGTTACAAGATATATTCCAAGATCATCTACGCTTTCAGGTAGTGGACCCGGCTCATACAGTGTAACACTTTTCTGAACTCTGTCAGAGTAAGTAGCCATTAATAAGACCTTGATCCTCTAGCGCCAATGTTCTTTACGTCTATTGCATAACCATCTAATTCCCAATCCATATCTGTAGTAGACTCAAACTTAACAGCATACAACTTACCAGTACCTCTTACAGATACTTTAGACTGAGTATTGGGATTAAATGTAGTGGGAGAGTTCCATGTAATACCTTCTTCAGTAGACATGGACGTACCTAAATATACTTTTATTGTATTGTCACTACTAATTGACATTTTAGGATAGATAGCGCTAATTCTTTTTACCGTTGTCTGGTCTGGTTTTCCTTGCTCGTTTAAGGTAAGGCCGCTTCTCTCAATGTAAGCGTCCATAAACGTAGTGTCTTCTTTGTTGCCAGAGTTATCACGGTATAGTTTAGTGTTGCCGGGATCAGCAAACAACAATACCTTATCCTGTAGGTCGTAACTCATAGTCCAAGGACCAGTAGAACTTTCCCAAGTATCAGTAGTTGCAGCCCATGTAGTTGCTCGTACCGGGTTTCCTACGTTACCATAACCAATGTGTGATAGGTCAGGTATATCTCTAATAGTAAACGTATTAGTAATGTAGTTCCATACTACCGCTTTATTGGGTTGGTCTGTTGTCGCGCCATCAGCCGTAAAGCAGAAGAGTATTTCAGTTCTTCCATAGTCAGCAGTAACAAAACATTTATTAGTCTGCTGTCCGTCAATAGACTGGAACACATATTCTTTTAACTTCATAGGTAGGATTGGTTTAATCCTCTGCCCATCATTAATGTAGAAGTTGCCTTTACCAAATATAGCGTGACCGCCATCAAACTCTGCAACGCAGTTCTTTGCTATAGCACCGATAGTAGGAGACAACTGACGGAAGGAGAATATAAACGGCGTACCAACAAACGTCATAGAGTATACAGCATCTTCCTTATATATCATAAAGGAGTCTCTTAACTGTAGACCGTCTAAGATATCTCCTTTGCTGTCTGCCAGTTCAAATTCGCCAGCATCAACCGTACTCGTTGTCTCATTCCATGAGGTAGGAAGTGTCTGAGTCGCAGATTCTGTACTCCATTTGACTACTCTGGGAAAGTTTACACCGTCTTTAGTAATATTAAGAGCGATCAGGAATGATCTAAATGCTCTCATTGATTTACATAGGGTAGTAATCTTTACTTCAGCATTATCAGAATGTGATGCCGCGCTAGTTGAGTCTGCTCCTCTAGTACATCCTGTGAAAGTTGTGGACGTTACACCAGTATAGGAAATCTTCTCTGAACCAATGTTCATTGTTCCGGCGCTAGGGAAGTCCTCTGTACTATCAACCGTAATAGTTGTAACAACGTCATTAATAGAGCCATCCAACAGTGTAAGGCTAGGCCAGTTAGTCAAATCCTGCATGAGTTGGCTAGACAATGGCTTGCCATTTGTCAATGCCCAATATTGAGGATTATCAAAGTTATTGGTCATTACAAGAACACCACCGATAATGGTAGAGGTCCATCCTTCATCAGCAGTAGCGGAGTAGGCTCCGCTGGAACGTGTAATATTATACCATTTAGAAGACCTGACTACTGCATCTCCATTAGTATGTGATGCGGCTGTAGTGCTGTCAGCGCCTCTAGTACAGCCAGTAAACGTAGTTGTAGTTTTTCCTGTATAAGTGATGTTTTCTTCACCTATAGTTATCGTTCCTGAACTTTCAAAACCTGTAGTGCTTGCAACAGTTACAGTAGTTACAGATGCGTTTATGTCTCCATTAAGAGTTGTAGACGTTCCTGTATTATCGTATGCGTATATAGCGGCAAGACCGCCAACAACCCAATACTCAGGAGTGCCAAGAGTTATTTGGGTTATATGGTACGGAGCAATAGGGCAGGTAGACATAACCTCTGAATAGCCCGGACATTTTTTGATAGAACCTTCTTCGGTTTTTACATTATTGCCATCAGACCATACATTAGGCGGTAGGTTCCAAGAACTTTTCTCCTTGACTATGCCTACCTGTCCGACATTATCTATATTAATTAACGCCATTAAATGTACCTATAGGGCGAGTGCTTTAGACAATTTTTGTTTCATAATTTTGCTTCTGCGTAACGATCCGGCGCTTCCGTTTCAAGAATTCTGGACGCATCTTCTCAAAGGCTTCATTGACCTTTGGGTCTTTCAGCCACTGCTTTTTGAGTTTGGCGATACTGGTCATGGCCGGTTAAATGGCCGGTTTAATGGCGTGATTATTCGCGGCAATCCCGCCTTTTCGATGACCTGTCATCACAAATACCTCACATGGTAAGGATCAACCTCTGCATCAGGAGCCGTG